GTGGCCTCAATCAGCGCGGCAGATGTAATCGCGTTGAATGCGACTTCTGTCGTGATGACCCGTGAGGCAATCGCGGCAACCGGGACAGATGCTACTAATGCGGCAGTATTAACCAAGCAATGCAACGCGATTACCGCCTCTGATGGTACCAAGGGCGTTTCCCTTCCCGCAGCGGCAACCACCACCGGACCTATTTTTGTGGTGAACACCGTAACCACGGCAACCCTCAAGGTTTACCCTGTTAATGGCGGAAACGACAATATCAACGGCCTGGCGGAAGATGCCGCCTTTACAATGGGGCCGGGTAAGTCTGCATGGTTTACTCCTGTTTCTGCAACGCAGTGGTGGTGCGATGATTTTGCCGCCTGTACCACAACCACCGGCGAGATCAACAACGCCGCCGACGTGTCGGCCAGGGTACAGACGCTTACCTCTTCCGGAGCGATTACCGCAGGAGTCCAATGCGTACAGCTTAACCATGCCAGCACTCCGGTTGTCACCACGATTGCGAACGCCGCGAACCATCAGGGGCTTTTTGTGGTCAAGGACATTTCCGCAACCGGAACCGCCGCGCACACTTTGACGCTGACCGCTGGCACGTTCAACGGGATTAACAATGTTGCAACGCTTAACGCGCTGAACGAATGCCTTGTGGTGTACTTCGACAGTGCAGGCAACGGAACCATCATTGAAAATGTCGGGTCTGTAGCGTTGAGTTAATCATGGGCGGCCCTTCGGGGCCGTCTTATAAAAGGTAAAGGATATGAAAAACAACCAGACTATTTTTACCAGCGCGGCACGAACAGCGACCACCACGGCGACTATCCCTTGTCCGTCAATGGCGGGGTTGTTCTTTATCAACTGCACGGCTGCATCGTTAACGCCATCGGTGGTTTTTACCATTGCGGGGGTATCACCTAACGGAAGCGCCGAATATACCATTTTGACCTCGGCGGCTATCACCGGAACCGGGCTAACCGTCCTGCGGGTGCATCCTGAGTTCACGGCGGCTGCAAATACCGTGGCAAAGGACATTTTACCGGCGGCCATTAAGGTAACTGCCACCCATGCGGACACGGACAGCATTACCTATTCAATGGCCTTTGTGGGGGTTGACTGATGCTTGAAGAGACAAGCTATTACGATGAGCAGGCAGACAAGCTAATTGTCAAGACGAGCTTCGACAATAGCGAGGCTCTCAAGGAAAACGCACAGGCGCGGGATGCCAAGCCGGAAAACTTCGGGAAATACAAAGGGGCATTGTGCCATGTAGGCTCAATCCATATGGGCGATGTGGTACGGCTGAAAAACCTTGGCTATAACCTGCTTTCCCCGGACGTTGACGAGAAGCGCCGGGCCTTGTGTTATATCCAGACAAACGAGCCTTATCTGTTGACGGTAAATGGTACACCTTTCGCAAGGAACAGGAAAAAATGGGCCTAAAAGTTGCCATAATCGGGCTATCCCCGTCTACCCACGACCAAGCGCCCTGGTACGACCAGGAATGGGAAAAGTGGGGGTTGCCGTGGGATCACGCATGGCCTTTGATGGACCGTCTTTTCGAGATGCACGACATTAGGTTGCTTGAGAGCGAACACAGCAAGAGGCCGCGTGGGTATATTGATAGGCTGAAAGAGTCCTATGTCCCGCTCTACATGCAAGAAGAGTATTTCCCAAGCGCAACGCAGTACCCTTTCGAGATTGCGCGGTATTACAACTCATCCGTCTCCTATGCCATGGCCCTTGCTATTTACGAGGGAGCGGAAGAGATAGGGCTTTGGGGAATAGACATGGCAGATGGTGAGGAATACACCTACCAGCGGGCCAATATGGAATATTTGATCGGGCGGGCGGAAGGGCAGGGTATCACGGTCCATATCCCCAAAGAGTCGCACCTTTGCCGGTTTGCCGGGGAGGGTATCAAGTTTTACAACCACAATCCGGTTTACGTTGACCGCTACGGGTGGCTTAGATGAACTCTTTTACCACGATCGAAACCGCAATTGCTAACTGGTTAGACCGGTCAGACCTTGCCGGGGTAATTCCTGCGTTTATCGCCTCGGCTGAGGCGCGGATGTATCGAGACTTGCGGGTTGCCGCCATGGAAACTGCCATATCTGAGACAATTACAGCCGGGGTTGTTGCTGTCCCTGACGGATATCTCGAAATGAAACACCTGTATATTAACGGCGCGCCGGTCCAGAAGTTGCAACGAAAAACGGCAGAGTGGATTTATACAAATTATCCATCCAGGGCAGCAGATGCAAAGCCGTTATTTTTCGCCCGTGAGGCTGGTAATTTCATTTTTGGGCCATATTCGGACAGCACATACACGGTGAAAGGCGTTTACTACAAAAGATTGACGGCACTTTCTGTAAGCAACGAGACAAATTGGTTCACCACTAATGCCCCTGATCTGATTTTGTTTGCGGCATTGGCCGAGGCAGAGCCATACCTTGGCAACGACCCGCGCTTCGTCTTGTGGCAATCGAAATATGACACTGTGAGGGCAGCAGTGCAGAAGCAAGACACGGCGGAAGAATTTTCTGGCTCTATCTTACAGGTGACAGCAGCATGATAAAGTTTGGCGAATATCTCCCAGACCTTCCGGCGCATGATAATCCTGGCGCAACGGTGGCAAATAACGTCATCCCGCACGGAGACAGCTATAAGCAATTTCCAGGGGTTACCGTGTACTCCGGGGCATTGGCGGCACGATGCCAGGGCGCATCATCTGGCCGCGATAATGCCGGGAATGTGTACCTGTTCTCTGGGGATGCCTCAAAGCTGTACCAGATAAGCACAACCACTTGGGGAGATGTGTCAAAGGTTGGCGGTGGGTACACATGCGCAACAGATAGCAGTTGGAACTTTACCCAATGGGGCAAGCAACTTCTTGCTACACAGGTAGGCGATCCGATCCAGACCTTTACTATGGGAACAAGCTCTGCGTTTTCTAGCCTTTCCGCCTCTGCCCCACAAGCTCGTTATATTGGAGTTGTCCGTGATTTCGTGGTGGTTGGTAACACCTACGATGTTTCCGATGGCAGTGTACCTTTTCGGGTTCGGTGGTCTGCCATTGGCGACCCGTCAGATTGGGTTGTTTCGTCAACTACACAGGCAGATTTCCAAGACCTCAACTCGTCTAACGGGTGGGTCCAGGGCATTGTTGGCGGAGAATACGGTATCATCTTTCAAGAGCGGGCGATAACCCGCATGACTTATGTTGGCAGCCCCGCAGTATTTCAGTTTGACGAGATCGAGGCGGGATATGGCACCAACGCCCCAGGCTCAATATGCAAGATCGGAACCATGACCGCCTACCTTGGGGAAGATGGCTTTTATGTGTTCGATGGGACAAGCTCAACCCCGATAAGTCACAACATGGTTTCAAAGACGTTTTACAGCGACCTTGACCAGGTGCATTTACACCGTATTTCCTCAGTAGTTGACCCGATCAATCAGGTGATTTTTTGGGCATACCCTGGGGCAAGTAATATTAGTGGAAACCCGAACAAAGTAATCATGTTCAATTATGCGCAAAACTCACAGAAGCGATGGGCGGTGGCAGAAATAACCACGGAATTGATTGCGCGGTTGGCAATCCCAACAAGTTACACACTGGACTCCCTCGATTCCGTATCTTCTAGCCTTGATGCGCTTGAGTTTTCCCTTGATTCGAGGGTGTGGATTGACAACACAATTTCACTTTCAGCATTCAACACGGATCACAAGCTATGTTTTTTCAATGGTACGGCCCTTGATGCCACAGTAGAAACCGGAGAGGTAGAGATTACAGAGGGGAAAAGAACGAGGCTTTCAAGAGTCCGGCCAATGATCGAAGGTGGATCAACCGTAACCATGCAGATCGGATCACGCAACGCACTGACAGAAAGTGTCACATGGACAACGGAGGCAGCACCCAATACATCCGGTGACGTTGAGGTAAGAAGCAATGCGCGATACCACCGGGCGCGGGTGAAGGTTTCGGGCGGCTTTACCCATGCGCAGGGCGTGAGCGTGGTTGAGTTTTCAGAGGGTGGCAAGCGATGAGCTTTCTTAAAGCGATAGAGACCCACACAAACCCCCTCGAATGGTGCAAGCAGCTTGCCAAGAAGATAAACGCTGTAATGGACGGAAAGACGAACAATACGGCCACAGTGACACTTACAGCGAACAGCGCAACCACAATAGTTACCTTCGCCGAGGGCCGGGTGGGGGCTGATACCGTATTGACCTTTACCCCGACAACGGCGAATGCTGCGGGGGCAATTGGTGGCTTGTATGTCTCTGGTCGTGATGTGGCGGCAAAGACCGTGACCTTGACCCATGCGAATACAGCTACCGTTGATAGAACCTTTTCCTGCGTGCTGGTGGGGTAATGGAAAGAATCATTCCCTACATGGTTATTGATGGGATACCGAACATGCCGGATTCTATGCTGGCTAGTTTTTATCTGACCCTTGTTGCGGATGGGTTGGAGAAAACAGCGTTTTATGATGGCTCTGTTCAGTGTGCCAGTGATTTTGTCCGGTTGTTCAAAAGCCCAGGACAACTCTTGTTTGTGGTTGTTCGTGAGGATGCGCCGATAATGATTAGCTGGTTGAACTCACTGGAAGGGAAAAGGGTACAGGTCCATTTCTCTATGTTCAAGCGTGGGTTTGGGCGAGACTCTTTCGAGATAGGCAGGAAGGTTGTGGAACATTACCTTTCTCTATCAGGACCGGATGGGTTTTTGTTCGATGTGGTCTACGGAGTAACGCCAACGGCGAACAAGCTGGCATGTAAATATGTGAAAAAAATAATGAATGTTTCTGCCATTGTCCCCAATTTCTGCTTCAATTTTTGGGACAAGACAACCTCAGATGGACTTTTGACCTACAAGACGAGGGCAACAAATGAAAGTATATAACAGCGTCACAATAGACATGGAAAGCGGGTCGGTATTATCTGAGGACAGTTACGAATATAAAGGGCCTGTTGCATTGTGCGGCGGAAAGGGTGGCGGTGGTTCAACGTCAACCCAAACAGTAACAAAATCAGACCCGTGGTCCGGCCAACAACCTTACCTTACTGATGTTTTTTCAAAGGCCCAGGGACAATACAATACCGGAGTTCCTAGCTATTTCCCAGGCTCAACCGTAACGCCTTTTTCACCGGAAACACAGCAGGCCATGGCGATGCAATCAGCACGGGCAACAAATGGCTCCCCCATAATGGCGGCAGGGGGCCAGCAGCTTACCGATACGCTACAGGGCGACTATCTTACCTCGAACCCGGCGTTTAGCCTGCTCAACTCTAACGCGCAAGGCGATTACCTGAACAAGAACCCGTACATCGACCAGACGGTTGACAGAGCATTGGGCAAGGTGCGAGGCAGTCTTGATAGCCAGTTTGCGCAGGGTGGCCGGTATGGATCAGGCTTGCACCAAACCGCGCTTGCCGGGGCATATGGAGACACCGCAGCCAGCATGTACGGGCAGAACTACGCAAACGAGCGACAGAACCAGATAGGCGCAACCAATGCCATGGGCCAACTATACGGCGACGAGCGTACAAAACAGCTTCAAAGCATGATGTTTGCGCCACAGATGGCAAACCAGGATTATGTGGACGCACAGCAACTTGCAGCGGTGGGCGGGGCAAAAGAGGGCATGTCACAAGCTAACATAAACGACCAGTTGAACCGCTGGAACTTCGATCAGAACAAATATTCTGACGCTCTTGCCAGATATAACCAGCTTGTCCAAGGTAACTATGGAGGGTCGGGGTCTAGCACAAGCACATCCCCGACGAACACTAACCGCACAGCATCAATGCTCGGCGGTGGTCTTTCTGGGATGATGGGCGGCGCGATGTTGGGGAGCCTTATCCCTGGCATGGGCGTTGGGGGGGTTGGGGCCGGTATTCTTCCCACCCTCGGCGGGCTGGGTGGGCTTATGCTTTCAGACCGCAGGCTCAAGAAGGACATTAAGGCCATGGGCAAGTTAGACAACGGCTTGACGGTTTACAGCTTCCGTTACAAGATGGGCGGGCCTGTAACCATGGGCGTTATGGCCGATGAAGTGAAAAAGGTAATCCCCGAAGCGGTGCAGACGGTTGGCGGCGTTGACTTTGTAAATTATGGGAGGCTCTAGCATGGCAGGATTGATGGATTTTTTACAAAGCCCAGGAGCAATGCAAATGGCGGCTTCCCTGCTTGAGTCTGGCGGGCCAAACCAGCAGCCGGTAGGGACAGGTCAGGCTTTGGGGCGCGGATTGCTTGCGTACCAGCAGGGGCAAGATATGGCCTTGCAGCGCAAGTTTCAAGAGCAGCAAATGGCTAAGATACTTGCCGATCAGGAAAGGAAGAAGCGGGAAGACGAATTTTATGCTAACACCGGGAAATATTACCAATCCCCACAGCGGCAGGCGTTGGAGCAAGCAGGCGGGATGCCGACTCAAGAAGCAGCAACGGCGATGCAAGATATGGCCCCACGGTTTGACACGCAAGCCATGTATCAGGACATGTTGGGAGTTCCTGGGCTTGCAAAAGAGGCCATCAAGGGGCTGACCGCTACGCAAGACCCGATCAAGTTGGCAGAGGGCGATACTCTGCTTGACCCGCGCTCATATAAGCCTGTGTATCAAGCTGGCCCTAAACTGCCTTGGTATGTCCAGAAAGGCGAGGGTGGCGCACCGGTTGGCATTGATCCGTTGTTCCGTGAATTTGAACTAACAAAAGCACAGGCCGGTGCGGCAAGGACAAACACGAACATCAACATAGACAACAAGAAGCAAATGTCTGTAGTCGAGCCGTTCCTCAATAAGTTACCGGAAAATTATCAGGCGGCGGTTGGTGATAAAATGTCAATAGCCAGAATTGACCAGGCCCTTGATATTGTGAAAAAGGGCGGTGATTCAGTGACCGGCCTTTCTGGGGCAGTAAAATCGGCAGTTGCTCCATACGCTACTGCAATAGGCATGAACACCGCCGCGATGAATGACTCACAGATTCTACAAACCCTTCTTGACGCAAACGCCGGGAGTCTCAGGATGGAAGTTGTCGGACCTGGCCCTGTGTCGAACTATGAGCAGGGGATTTTGCAACGGGTTTCCGGGCGCAAAATGTCGGCGGCGGAAGGTGTTAAGAAAATACTCGAATATCACAGGGCTAACAAGGAAGAGAAAATCAAGTCTTTTAACAACCAGATAGGAAAGGTGTCAACTCTTCCCGGGTATAGCGATGTAACAACCCTCTACCCAAAGATTGACTATAACACCGCACCTCCTGCCGGTGGTGGGTGGGGGATAAAGAGGAAATAATGGCAACCTACGAAATCACGGCACCAGATGGGCAAGTTTTCGAGGTAACAGCTCCCGATACTGCCACACAAGAACAGGTTTTAGCTTATGCTCAAAGCAACTATTCTGCTCCTGGGAATCCTCAAGAAGAGAAAAAAAACTCAAAATGGAAAGACTTACCGGGTAACATACCGGCCAGTGCAGGTAGATGGTTGACCAACATGGCACAGCCTATTCTGCATCCGATAGACACGGCGAGAAGCCTTGATAACCTCGTTATGGGGGTGGGTCAAAAACTAATACCAGGCGAACAGCCTCAGGAAGTGTATGCTGATGCCCTTGGCGCTGCAATTAAAGATAGGTATGGCTCTTTAGGCACGGTAAAAGAAACTGCCATTACAGACCCCGTGGGGATGCTTGCTGATGTTGCAGGCGCAACCACAGGAGTAGCAGGCTTGTTAAGGGGCGGGGCTAAAACACTCGCCGCAGTCGCGCCAAAGGCTCAAGGGCTTTCTGCATCAATGACCAGAGCCGGGGAGATTGGCGGGAAGGTCGGCAGGATGATTGACCCAACAAACCTGATTGTTCAGGCTCCTGGCGCGATAATGAAAAATGTTGTCGAGCCGGTTGTGTCACATTCTTTTGGACAAATAACGGGCGGGGGCGGGCAGGGACTACGAGAGCTTGCCAGGGCGGGGGCGCAAGGCGGAGACACCTTTGCAGATGCACAATCACATTTGCGCGGCATTGCCCCGATCCAAGAAGTAGCGGAAGACGCAAAAAGGGCCACAGGCGCGATGCGGCAAGCAAGGGGGGCAGAATATCTGGCGGGGAGAGAGGCGTTACCACTGACCTCCCCCGTTGATATTGGCACCATAGACAGGGTGATAGGTGATGTGCGAAAAACCGGGATGTTTAAATCATTTGTAAAAAATAAACCAGCAGCTGACGTGTGGGAGCAGATAAATACAACAGTTGACGATTGGAAGAATCTTGACCCAAACGAATACCACACAGTAGAGGGGCTTGACGCACTAAAGCAATCAATCGGAGAGATAAGAGATAATGCAAAATATGGCACTCCTGGCCGCCGTGTTGCTGATAGCGTATATCATGCTATCAAAGGGCAAATAGTGAAAGAAGCACCAGAATACGCAAAAGTTATGCGGGGTTATGAGGATGCCAGCAAGATTATAAAGGATGTTGAAAGCACCCTGTCGGCTAATCCTGGGGCAAATGTTGACACAACAATCAGAAAGCTGCAATCGGTAATGCGGAACAATGCGAATACCACATACGGGCGACGTGTCGATCTGGCGCAAATGCTTGAAGATGCAGGGGCTAAAAACCTCATGGCAAAACTGGCGGGGCAATCGTACAGCAGTGCGACCCCTCGTGGACTACAGGGGCTAGGCGCTTCTCTGGGTGGCGTTGCGGCCCTAGCAACTAATCCGATTTCTGTTCTTGGGCTTGGGCTTACATCTCCAAGGCTCGTAGGAGAGGCGGCTATGTATGGCGGTAGGGCGGCAGGGGCAATAAACAAAGTTGCTGGACCAGCGGTGAGTCTTCTCCCGTCACATGTCGTAGGGCAATCTTTGTTGCAAGCTGGCAGAAATAAAAATCTTCTTGAAAGGTAAGGATAATGTCAAACATTTCAGCATGGAGCAGCACCGCAGCAAGCAACAACAGCGCATCTCCTAACGGGTTTCCCGAAGGAATGCTACCGTCTGGGGTAAACGACTCTTGCCGTGAAATTATGGCAGGGGTCCGTTCGTGGTATGAAAGCGCGGAGTGGATCAACAGGGGGCATGCCCCGACCTTCGTTTCAACGGTTTCGTTTACCATCCCCACGGATGTAATGGCTATCTATCATGTGGGCCGGAGAATGCGCTTTACGGATGCGACAACCCTATATGGCACAATCGCAACAAGCACATACAGCGCACCGAACACCACCATCGAAGTCACTATGGACTCCGGTGTTTTGTCGTCCTCGCTTTCCGCTGTGTCGGTCAGTATTCTTTCCAGCACCAATAGCCCGATCCCTACAACAGTAACCAGCCAGATTCCAGCAGGGTCAATAACCGCATGGAACCCAGGTTATTACACAAATGGCTTAAATGCAGGGTACACCTTCGCGCTCGGATCTGCTAACACTGTTGCGGCGGCAAATGCCTATCTTAACCCGCTCGGGTATTATGTTTGCGATGGGGCAGCGCTTAATGACTCTAGAAGCGTGATTTTCAACGGAGCATCAAGATACCTGCCCAACCTGACGGACTCCCGGTTTTTGATGGGCAGCACAGCGGCGGGCGCGGGCGCAGCAACGGGCAGCAATACCTTGAGAGACCACACACACACATCCAGCCTAACCGCAGCAGGTCAAACCCATGCTGGTAACTCTGGAAGCGTAAGCGACCCCGGAACACATACGCATAATATGGCGGCAGATAACTCAACCTCGTATGGCGGTGGACCTTATGTTAAAGGCAACCTCGGTAATGTTACCGTCATAGCCACTGGAGGAGCAGGCGCACATAGCCACACTGTAGCACTAAACCATACCCACGCAGCGTCCGCAGTTTCCGGCACAATCGGCACGGGGGCTGTGGCGGGGTCAACAGAGAACCGCCCCTTATTCCTCTCCTGCTTCTACATTATGAAGGTACGCTAATGTATACCGTGAAATATAAACTTTTCTTGATATGGCACACCCTGAAAAACGTGACAGGCGATGGGGTTATGCAGGAAAACAGGAACAGGTTTTTTATTTTGTCAGATGAAAGCCGGGTAGAAGTACCATCAACCGCAGTATTTTGGTTCTCGAAAGAACGGTATATTTCAATTAAGAAGAACATGGAAAAACAAGCTGGACAGCCGATAGGGTGATTTATGTCTGACGTTTCGACTTGGAGTACCACGGCTGGCAACAATAATTCAGCCTCGCCAAACGGTTTCCCTGAAAACATGGCCCCTTCCGGTGTAAACGATTCGTGCCGTGAGGTTATGGCTGCGACTAAGCGGTTTTATGATACCATTAATGGCACTATCAACGACATAGGCACCCCCGGCCTCCAAGGCTTCGGCGTAGGCATCTGCCCCACCCCACCACCAGGGTTCGCCGAACTATCCGGCACACGGGACAAGGCCAGCGACAACTACGGCAACTACCTGTATCAGGATGGCTCGGTGATGGCCTGGGTGCCCTTGTTTTATTACCGCATTGCCCATGCCAGCAACCCAACCTATGCCACCTATCTGCTCAACAGTATCGACATTAAGCCTGAGTCATACTTCGCAAATGTCACCGCTGCAAATGCTGCCGGGTATGCGTTGCATCGTGCTTTCCGGGATGGCGGGGTGACAAAGCGCGGAGTTTTTGTGGATAAATATGGCTGCTCCAATAACGCAGGGGTAGCCAGTTCCATCCGTTATGGCAAGCCGCTCTCTACTGCTGCAGATCACAACCCAATCAGCGCCCTTAATGGGTCCCCGGCCCTCACCTTTGCCGGGGTAATTGATGCGGCAAAGACCAGGGGTGCTAATTTCTTCCCCGCTTTGATGTTTATTCGTGCGGCCCTAGCCATGATCTCTAATGCGCACGGCCAGGCCTCTACCACCACAACCTACTGCGCCTGGTACAACGCCACCTATAATTTCCCAAAAGGGAACAACAACAATGCCCTGGGCGACACAAACGATGCCGCGGTGCTGTATCTTTCCGACGGCTACCTCAACTGCGGCAAGTGCGGTTCCGGTGCGCCATTTGCCAAAACTACTCACAACGGCCAGGCGTGTGGTATTGCGGATCTGAACGGCAATATGTGGGAGATTTCTCTTGGCCTTACTCGCCCTGGCACAACCGCCACCGAGGCGATCAACGACGCTCTTGGCACGGCCAAATTCCATATTCTGAAAGAATCAGTCGCCGCAGCCAGCCTCACGTCCGGCTGGAATACCGGCAACGACCATTGGGGCACGGATGTTTTCCTTGACACCAATTTCCAGGAAATCAATCTGGCCCATATCGGTGCGGCATATGGCTGGAAATATTTTGGCAGCGGAACAAATCAAGTTTTTTCCGCTGATCTTTCCGGCAATAACTGGCTGATGACCGGCTTGGGTATTTACAAGGATGCCAATGGCGCATCCACCTCGGGAACGAACCTGTTTGGGCAGGATGGCCTGTACGAATATCACGCCTCCAACCTCTGTGTGCTGTCGGGTGGTTATTGGTTCCATGCTGGGATCGCGGGCGTCTGTTGCGCGGATCTGAGTGGCTGCCGTTCCAACTCGTCCTACGGTGCGGGCTTCCGGGCCGCCTGTTATTGTGCTTAAGCGATCGATAGGGAGTGGGCAGATGGGGATCAACTCCGAGGCAACAATCATTTTCCAATTTGAAGGAGATAAATAATGCCCTCTATTGTGAGCTATCAGAAGATTATCACCGAATATACCACCTATAAGCTCAACGAGCCGCGTGATTTACAAGGAAGCTCCCTTGCCACCGAGCTATGCGAGATTGACGGAGTAACATATGTGTCCGTGCCGGATGGGGTTGCCTTGCCGCCACAACCTGCGGAGATTACCGTTGTGCCGGTGGTGCTTACCGATGCGCTGCGGGAACAGATTAAGGCCGCGTCTCCGCATGTGCGGCTGATAAACCAACGGGTAGTGGAGCGGATAAGGGAGAAATATAGCCAAGATGATGAGATAAAAATGTTGAGCCTCTCACAGTCGCCAGAGAAAGACGGTTATCTTGCCCATGTTGTCGCTTGCCGTGAATGGGGGGCGCAGGAGAAAGCAGCAATCAGTCTTTCTCCTGCGAATATCACACAGAGACTTGATGATCTGGATGTATTGTATCAGCAAAAGCTATACAGCAACGTCGATGCGCTTTTCCCCTCTGGGACAAAAACAATTCAGCTACGGAATGACAAGGATTTTTCAATTTTCAGGGATATAGTTTATGACGCAGTGGCGATGCGGGCGGCAGGCCAAGAGTCGGCTCTGGTTGAGTTTCGCACAGAGGACAACATGACACAAATACTTCCGGCCTCTGAATTTATCCCTGTTGGCCTTGATGTCCTTGCGGCAAAGAAGGCACTCTGGTCGGTTAGAACCGCCCATAAAGACGCTATTTTATTGTTGACAGAAGAACAAGCGGCAACCTATGTTATTACAACGGGTTGGCCGACAACAAACGAGCCTTATTGGGTACAGCGGGAACGGGCAGACCGCAATTATAGGGATTATGTTCGTAGGGTGGCTGCGAGATTAAACAATGGCACACCAGAAGGCAATGTGGCAGAAATTTTAAAACTTAAAGCGATAGGTGAATGAAATGGCAAAAGTACCGTATGGATCACCATCAGGTTATGGAAGCACAATGGTAAAAGAGTTTATCAATAAAACTGTCGAACTGATAAACGAGGGAGAGCGGATAAAGGCGTTGCTGAACTCAACAACGGCAGATGCGGGGGCAACATCTAACATAAATGTGGGTGGCACATACGGAGATGTTTTTTCCGTGGCAGGAACTGGAGGGGGCACTTTTTATAACCTTCTTAATCAGGTAACTATCGGCATCATCCCTATTTTGGAAACAATCGACAAGGCAAAACTTGCCGACCTGGATATGGGATAAAGAGGAACGACAATGGCAGGATCACCGAAACCGAAAGGCGCACCACCGAGCAGAGACCCCAGGACCGGACGGTTTAATTGAACTGGCTCCTTGGCCTCATAGCTATTGCGGCAAGCGAACACCTAGCGCATGGGTTTTTATCCAATGACGCAACGTGGGAGCTTGCCCTTGGCGCGAAGTATCTTTCTCTGGCCGTCGTCCTGCAACTGCTTCTCGCAGAGACAAAGCAACGGCCCCTGCTGTTTCGCTCCTTTATTGCCCTGTTCTGCATAGGGGCATGGGTTGACTTTTCCGGGCATGTCGTATGGCAGGTTGCACGATTTGATTCATCCGTTCCGATCTTGGTTTGCTTTTCTATGTGGTTTATCCACACGGCGAAAAGAAGCTACTCCGTGCAGAGCGACCCGCTCAATAATAAGAATGTCTTTATATTATTTCACAGACCCAAAAGCACATGGGGCGTAATCAAGGCGTTAGTGGGCCTCCCCGCTGATTCCGTGTCGGTGTATGCTAATGGTCAAGCGTGGTCATTCCGACGCAAGACAGGCGACTTTGCGCTCTATTCTATGGGTCATTCTGTTTTATCTGCCAATATCGCGGTTGACACCGGACAAGCACTTACCCCAGAGATAGAGGAAATGCTTGACGATCTGGTGGGTGAGCCGCGCTTCCCTGGAACAAAATGCGTCTGGACTATCCGGCATGTGCTGGCCAGACTGAACCTTAAACCAAGATGGCGGGAATATCTACCGGGGCTGTATGCGATGAGGGTTTTAAAATGAATGTTTCCGAAATGACCAAGGATGAATTTATGTCTATGCTCAAGGACTTGCAGGTAAACCACCTTGAGCCTAAGTTTCGGGAAATTGTACAGCACGAGTTACAGCTTGAACGTACAGCGTTCTGGATACCAGCAGAGCGGCACTACAACGAGCATAACCACTTGGCGAAGTGCATTATTTTAGCAGAAGAGAAAGAAGAGAACCACGCTTTTGTGTCCCGGTTTAGAAAACGAGGTAGCAAGGCCGGGGAGATCGCGTTTTATCTGTCTGTTGCCGCTGTTTGTGTATGGACAGCCGCAACATTCTGGGACGGGTTTGTTGCCACCATGCAAAAGATGTTTAAGCACGGAGGGTGACATGACAGCGATACCAGACGATCCTTGCTCTATCTGTTGCCACGAAACAAGGAACGCTCTTGCCGCAGTGGTACACCTTGCAAAGCACGTTATGGCGGAAAACCCTACCATGGGATCTGTGATGCTGGATGCGGCGATAGACCGGCTTGAGAAGCACTTAACACGTTGCGCTGATATTATGGGGGAAACACCATGCTTGTGACTTTGATTTCTTTTTTAGGAGGTAGCGCATTCCGATTGATATTTGGGGCGGTGTCTGATTGGTTCACGAAAAAACAAGACCACCAGCACGAAATGGACTTGCAGCGGTTACAGTCCGAGCTTGAGGCCGCGCGGCACACTAGAGACCTTGAACGGATCAAGCTACAGGCAGACCTTGGCGTAAGGGAAATAATTGCCCAGGCTGACGCAATAGAAAAGAAGGTAATGACGGATGCCTTCCTTGAGGCGGTAAGGGCCACCAACACTGTGACCGGGATAAGGTGGGTGGATGCGTGGAATCATATAATCAGGCCTTGTGGAGCGTCTATATCGCTTCTTGTATGGGTTGTGGCTATGGGCGTGACGGGTTTTATTTTAGATCAAATGGATTGGGCCTTAATCAGCGCATTTCTAGGTGTGTTTGTTGGTGATAGAATCCACACCAGGAGCAAGCTGTGAACGATCTTGCCGAACTGTATGTGCTCATAAAGAAGTTTGAAGGTTGCCGGTTAATGCCCTATTGGTGTCCTGCTGGAAAACTCACATGCGGATATGGGGCAACCGGCCCTGGTGTATTCCCAGGTGTGCCGTGGACACAAGCACAAGCAGACCAGCGGCTAGAAGATGATGCGGTAAGGTTTGTGGCTGGAACCCTTGCCCTTTGCCCAACCCTACGCGGTAATAAATTATGCGCTATTGCTGACTTTGCTTACAATCTTGGCCTTGGCAGGCTGAAAGCGTCCACATTGAGAAAGCAAGTAAACGCCGGGCGCTGGCAATCCGTAGTCGCAGAATTAAATAAGTGGGTATGGGCTGGCGGCAAGAAATTAACCGGCCTTGTGTTGCGCAGAAAAGCAGAGTCGGTATTGTTGACACGTTAGGTTTCGCGGCCCCTCTCCCCGCGAATGGTGCGCCCCGGACTTTTCCCCTCCGATTAGTCGCGGGGCGCGGTTTTGTTTACGCGGTTTTCCAGCCGTTTTTTCTGCAAGCGACGATGGATGCAACCGCCTCTTGGACATTTTCAGGCTTTATATTTTGGCATGTCAGCCTCGTCGAACTAACATCGCCCCACAGGCAAATTTCCGCTCCATCAAAATTTATTTCGATCTTGTTTAGTTTTGCTAAGTTGCGTATTTTAACCAGTTCTTTAATCATTGTTGCCCTCCTTTTTATGCTTCATTCTCCACGAGGTAAACGGTAACACCCCCGCTTCCAATTCGAGTAGTAACCACAACGCCGTTCTTCTTCGCCCATTTCGAGACGCATGATTTGATGTTCCCGATCCGCTTTGCATCGGCCTTGTAAAACTTCTTTTTCATCTTGAGCAGGTCCGCGAATTTGTACACGGTTTTGCGGCCTGTTTGCTTGGGGGGGATGTTCATTGTTTTACTCCTTCGCTTTGCGTGATTCAATCATGCTATCTGCGTATTGATATGCTGCTCTGGTATATGCTCCCCGGTCTATTGGGAATCCGTTTGAAGTGGTTTCAATCCCGCGAGTATGGTCATTTTTTTGAGCCTGGATAATCGCCTTTAACGATTCAACGGCAAAATAGTCACGTAGCGTAATATTTTCCATCATTTATTTCTCCTTTAGTTCACGGGCGGCGGTGAATGACTTTTCTGCGTCGTAGCTGTCACCCTTATCCTCTAATTCCACAAGCCAATCATCAAACGTGGCATACTTGTACTCTGCCGGGCTTTCCCCGGCCTGCATCATATAAATTTTCCAGATCTTATCGCTTCGGCACAATTTTTACATGCCTCTGTCATGGCCACACCAGAATCATCTAGTTCTCTTCCCCCGTCAAAAGTCGGGATGGTATCGATGATTGATTCGCATATTTTCGCGCATCTTTCCCGCTCGCAAGCTGATCCCGCATCAAAACATTGTTCCCCGGCAAACTCCGATGATTCATTCCATACGTCTGAATCTTGTTCGATTTGCTCTCTCCACCATTCTTTGAATTTTTTCACATGGCCCCCAAGTGTCAAATATTATTTGTCTGTTGGTCTACAAAAAAAGACTGGCATTCCTCGGCCTGTATCATATTTTTTTGTGCATAATTGCCCACACTCCTGCACCTATAGATTTCCCCACGGGATTAATGTGTTTACCGTCATAAAAATACGGGCCATTCAAAAGTACCCGCCTTGCAACTGCGGTTATGCATCGCTGCTCAGAGCTAGGAAATGCCCCCAGCGCATTCTTTATTCTGGTTGCTTCCTCGCCTATTAAAAAATCTCTTCGTGCGCTCATCCAAAAACCTCCAAAAAATTATTACCACGCAAGATTAGCATATCGAAAAATTGCGCCATTGTCAACACAAAAAGTTTTTCAACAGGGTGCAAATAAAATATTGACAAAGGTTGTTTTTGTGATAAGGTGAATAAAAAGCAAGATGATTTTTAACACAAACATGGAGGGAAAAATGAAATTTGAAATTAAGAATAGATGGAGCGGATCAGTACAATTTGTCGCGGAGATTGAGGCAGATGAAAATGCCCTGCTATCGGTAAAAACTGGCCTTGCTGTTAGGTGGGGCTTTAAAACATCTGCCAACCTCACCGGGGCCAACCTCACCGAGGCCAACCTCACCGGGGCCAACCTCGCCTGGGCCAACCTCGCCGGGGCCAACCTCACCGGGGCCAACCTCTTTGGGGCCAACCTCGCCTGGGCCAACCTCACCGAGGCCAACCTCACCGAGGCCAAACTCTTTGGGGCCAACCTCGCCTGGGCCAACCTCACCGAGGCCAACCTCTTTGGGGCCGACCTCACCGGGGCCAACCTCACCGAGGCCAACCTCACCGAGGCCAACCTCACCGGGGCCAACCTCGCCTGGGCCAACCTCGCCGGGGCCAACCTCACCGGGGCCAAACTCTTTGGGGCCAACCTCGCCGGGGCCAACCTCTTTGGGGCATTCATGTGGATTGGCAGAAAGAAATATTTACTTGTTGAAGATAAATGATGAGCAAATTCAACGCCGATCACTGGCTACGCACAAGAAAGGAAATGCTCATGCAAATAGGATGGGTCGAGCCGGAAAGCCTTTATTTTTTCTGGAATATCAAGGACGAATACAAGGCCATGCTTGCCGCCATGAGCCGTGAATGCCAGCTACAGGAAATAGCCGCGACATTCAAATGCCATGTTGGCACGATCCAGCGCGACAAGTACATGCTTGGCCTGTCGAAAAAGACACCTGGCGGCAGCAACCGAAAAAAGAGAATGTTCGGCTACAAGGGCCAACTCCTACCCTGCGCCGAGATAGCGGCACTGGAGGGGGTTGGCTATAATACAGCCTATTCATGGCTTACAAAAGGGAGGTTAAGTTGATAATGAAAATATTGGTGTTTGTGGTTTTTTTGCTAATCTGGGGTGCGGGTTGTTTTGTTGTTGATAAATTTATAAACTATACAAGCGGTTCGTTCGCAGCCAGTACTCCATTTATTATGATGTACGGATGGATGGCTGGTAATCTTGCTAGCTTCATATCTGATTTGATAAATTTGATAAAAAGGTAAAAAAATGAAATGCGTAAAAACAGGAGAGCCAACGATGAATGGGGTACTGTGCCGGAAATGCAAGGAGCAGTGCGAACATGCCGGGCGGATCAAGATGCTTGATGAGATGCTGAGGGAGGAACTACAATGACCGCACCTCGCACAACAACACAGGCATGGAGAGCGCATGTGCAGATATGCCCGATAACATCCGGGCTGGAAACAAGGATGCTTGAATCAACCTATCTGCGACTGTGCAAAGATCGCCAGAAAGCGGCGCGAACCAAAGAGGAAATGGACAGCGGCGACCCGTATTCGGTTTGGTGCCGTGAGTGCAAGGGGAATATTGTACCGGCAGAGCTTACTTTTATCGAGATTGACTAAGGAGGAAAAAATGCCACAATACATTATTTATATCGACTGTGGTTATGAGGATGAATACGAGGAAGTATCCGCAGAAAACGAAGAGGAGGCAAACAAAATCGCCTATAAACGGTGGAGAGAAGAGGCCGAAGTCCAGGCAGGTTATGGGGTTATTGGAGAAGCGACCGACGATCTTCGAGAGGAGTTTTTGTCATGAATTTATTCAAATACCGATATTAATAAAGGGAGATACCCATGCAATTCGAGATTAAAAACAGATGGACAGGGGATGTACAATTCACGGCAGAAATAAATGCGACCAACGATATGTTGCCGGGGGTTAAAATTGCTTTGTCGGTTAAGTGGGGGTTGAACTACGGTGCCGATCTGCGCGGTGCCGACCTGAGCGGTGCCAATCTGCGCGGTGCCAATCTGCGCGGTGCCGATCTGAGCGGTGCCGACCTGAGCGGTGCCAATCTGCGCGGTGCCAATCTGCGCGGTGCCAATCTGAGCGGTGCCGACCTGAGCGGTGCCAATCTGCGCGGTGCCGATCTGCAAATTTTCCAAGCAGGAAGATATACGGCGTGGGTGCAAAAAACACATACCAGAATAGGATGCCAGTATCACAGCAACAAGGAGTGGAGAGCATTTGACGATGAAAAAATATCTTCCATGGCTGATGATGCCGTGGAGTGGTGGTCTGAAAATAAGAAGATTATTTTTATGATGATATCCGCAATGGGTAAGAAAAAATGAGTAACAATCTATTCAAAGACCAAGCATCAAAGGAGTTCCGCACCACGGAAGTCATTGCTGCCATATTCCTGATATTGTGGGCGGTGGTAATCTTCGGCACCCTGTTCGAGTGTGCGGATAAGACGGCTGAGATTCAGGGGAGGAAAATATGTCGGACGCGATAAAAGAAGCACTGGTGTCTGGAGATAATGAGGCAACACGGTCGCCATATTGGCTTATTCTCGACCCTAGGCAGAACATGAGGTGCAATATCCACGAAATGGCGGGCGGAATAACAGGACCGTTCTTTTGCCGAGAGGATGCGGAAGGTTTTCTACGGGCGACAAGATACAATTTTTCTGACCGCGCCCATGTTTATTGTTTATCTGGGCATAGGTCGAAAAAATATGACGACCTATGCCGCGAGACAAGATAATCATAACCCTACTGGCAACCCTACTATCATGGGCCATGATCTACCACCACCTACACCAGACATATAACCCTGCAATAGTTGGCTATTGGCAGATGCACCCGGTGACGAAGCAGCTTTATTTTGTCAAAAGGTAAAACAAAAAGTTGCATAAAACATTGTGCAGTGGTATACATTAGACAACAGGGCAGCACGACGCAGCCCATAACCGGGAGAGATACCGTGGCAAAACAAATAACCTGTGTTGACTGCGGCAACACGGCATACGATTACGACGAGCAATGGTACAGCACCATCATCGGCCCGGTTTGCCGTGAATGTGTCGGAATACATATGCCCTTCAATCCAAGAGAAGAAGAGGACATGGGCCGGAGCAGGCGTGAAATGGTGCGCGAGCAAAACGCAATTGATGATTTTGAGTATTCAAAACTATAGGAGGGAATTATGCCGACTTTCAAAGTAAAACGCCATGCCGAAGATGATTCCATGTTTGAAATTTGGTCAGAGGACGAGCGACACCTGGTGGCAATAATTCACGAAGATATGCTCTTGCCGTTCAAGGGGAATTACGCCGAAATGGTTCTTGTAGAAGAAGAAAATTAGTATTTGACATTCAACAAATAAAGGTGCTAAGATGAGAGAAGCAAGAACATTTGCGACGATCCCGACGAGATCAAATAGCACTGAAAAACCTTTGCCCCCAATGGCCGCACTTTCTCTCTCTTCGTCGGGATCAGAACTTTTGCGCTTGCGGGGGCATTTTTTATTCAGAGTTTCTTGCAGTCGCCCCGGCAGACCCAGCCAAAGAGATAACCTGAGCAGCCGGGTAGTAAAACTTCCACGGCGGTATTCCAGTAGCCACCAACCGTCCAGCGAGAACGCACCGGATATGTGTGATGCAGCCTTTCGAGGCCGAACGAGTTTAGCCCGCTTTAAGGGTTCCGGCAATTTCGTGGAAGTTTCGCCAGCACCGATATAACCCGCTGGTCTTTTAGGAGTGTGACAGCATTAGAATTGATCTAGTGCGCTTCACACGATCATGGTGGTGAAATATGCAAAACTTAGCCAACAACATAACAACGGGAGGAACAGACATGAACATTTATCAAAAACTAATCGAGGTCCGCAAGTCATGCGAATACCTGCAAAAATCAAACGAGGGGGCACAGTATAAATACGTTTCCAGCTCTCAAACCCTCTCGGCCCTTAAAAGCAAGATGGACGAGCTTGGCCTGTTGTTGGTGCCTAAAATCACAAGTTCGAGTGTTGACACCGACACGATTGATCAGCCGCCAGATAAGTACGGAAAACTGAAAAGAACATCAACATATTTTACTCAACTCTGGATAGTCTATGTATGGATCAACGCAGAAAACCCAGAGGAGCAGATTGTTTGCCCATGGTATGGACAGGGTGTTGATATTGCCGGGGAAAAGGGCGTTGGCAAGGCCGTAACCTATGCAGAGAAATATTTCCTGCTCAAGTTTTTCAATATTGCCACAGACAAAGATGACCCAGATTCTTTCCAGAAGAAAAACGAACCAGACCCCAAGAAGCCAGACTCCGACCCAGAAGCAAACGACACCTGTGCCGAGTTATGCACCGAAATGGAAAAGGCCGACAGCTTTGAAGCATTGACATCATGGGCAGCAGCAAGCAAACCGCAGGTTGAAGCACTGCCGGAGTTTCAGAGAAACAAGGTGTACGATGTGTATCGGAAAACTGAAATCAAATTAAAGAAGGCGAAATAATGGCTATCATATCAACAGAATCAGGCCACTGGTACGATCTGAAGGGCAATCCGGCATATACCATTACCGGGTCAAAAGGACAAGAACGAAACACCACGCTGCGCGATGCCAGGAAGGTGGGACTGGTTCCGTCTGTGACCACCATTCTTTCAGTATTAGCAAAGCCTGGCCTGGAGCGGTGGAAAATGATACAACTCCTCCAATCCGCTCTTACTCTCCCCAAGTTAGAAGGGGAAAGCCTGGACGGGTACGCCGAGAGGGTAATAGCTGACAGCCAAGAGCAGGGCAAAAAAGCCCGTGACCTTGGCACAGGAATACATGGCTCTATCGAGAGATATTTCTTGGGGTTGTCCTATGACAATAAATCAAGGGTTGCGGCGGCTCTGGATGTTCTTCCTCAAGGACAAGAATGGAGCGCGGAAAAATCTTTCTCCTCACACTTCGGGTTCGGCGGCAAGTGTGATCTTCATAGCGAGAACTGGGTTATCGACTTCAAAACAAAGGAGTTTTCGGAGGTTGATGGATTAAAAATATGGGACGAACACGCAATGCAACTTGCAGCGTATCGGTACGGCCTGGGCAAGCATTCTGCCCGCTGCGCAATTTGCTATGTCTCTACCATTAGCGACATAGCCCACTTGATCGAGATAGGGGAGGAGGAGCTTGCGCGGGGATGGGCCATGTTCTATCATACCCTTTCTTTGTGGATAGAGCAGAAAAAATATAATCCATCTTTCGCAAAAAAATGAAAGAGTTCAAAATCAACAGCCTTGCCGAGCTATCCCGCGCCATTACGGAAATAGACGCAGAATGGCACGAGGCTCATTACCTTGAGGTGACGATTAAGCGCAAGGCCAAGCAAAGGACACTGACCCAGAACGGATCGTTGCACCTGTTCCTTACGCGGCTGGCTGGCGTTTTGAACGATGCTGGCTTTGATATGCGCCGGACGTTGAAACACGACGCAGAGATACCTTGGACAACCGAGAATGCGAAGGAGTTTTTGTGGAGGCCGATTCAAAAAGCTCTGACTCAAAAGACCAGCACAACGGAAATCACAACGGTAGATCCGACACAGATTCACGATGTATTATGCAGGCACCTGGGGCAAAAACTTGGGGTTGTCTGCCCACCATGGCCCAAGAAGGAGGACAAGTGATGGCTGACATAACCAAATGTTCAAACGCAAAAGACGGCTGCAAGTGGATGAAGCAATGCGCCAGGTTCGCGGAAACCCATGGCGAGAACCAGAAGTGGCATGATTATTATTTTCACGGGGTACACTGCCTCGCGTTTATCCCGCGGGTGGGCCGGAAATGAGCGGGCCATGGAGAAAAGGCACCCCACCAAAGAACGAGGTGTTGCGGGTCCGTGGCGACGATTGGGAGGCCCTGGCTATAGCTGTTCCGTTTAAAAAGACGACGGGGAAAAGAAAAAGGCAATGGCGATGGGTTTCCCTTGCAAATAAGCTACATATTTTCCATGATGTAATCGAGTGGAGATTTGACACATGATCAACCCTACAGCAGCGCAAAAACGCCGGTGGGACAGGGTTGCAAACCTGGGCTGTTTACCGTGCCGCCTTGACGGCTTTTTTGGCACCCCTGCCACCATAAGCCATTGCCATGACCACGGCAACAGGGACCATGACAGAGTGTGGCCTGGGTGTCCTGTTCACCACCTGTACCAAGAAGCAGTAGATGGAATACCGAACCGGCACAAAAACCCCGTGGAGTTTGCGGAGAAATACGGGACCGACGACGAACTACACCGCATTACTTGCGCACTTTTAGGGGAGACCCCGGAATGAAGATATTAATTATGGCGTTTGGTGGTTTTCTTGGGTTTACAGCCACATTCTTATTCTTGTATTTTGTGGTATCTCCTTTTGTCCAGGGCCTGTTTAAATGACCACCTGGCAACGCTACTTCATGGCAATTATAATCCTGCTTCTAGCCGCTAATCTTGTGGCTATACAAATGGGGGTGTATGAATGACCTGCATCGGCTTAAAATATCGCGCGGACATATCAACCCGCACCACCAAGCGCGGAATACAGCGGCTTGTCCATTTGCGGCTCTTGAAGCGTAGATCTTGCGCCGGTTGTCCAGAATGTTCACAGGTGCTTACATGGGCGCAACAAGGGGCAAGGATTCATCGGTTCAATGAGGTTGAGCATGGGCGGGTTTACCGGCTCGACCGGGAGATAAAAGATGAGCGTTGAATTGCTCAATGTTGACTGCATGACTTATATGGCGACCTTGCCGGATAAGGCGTTTGACTTGGCTATTGTTGACCCCCCTTATGGTATCGGGGTTAATAAAATGAATATGGGGTCTCGAAAAACAGTGAAACCAGATTCTCGATCATGGGATGATGCCCCCCCCCCGAAAGAATACTTTGTTGAGTTAATGAGGGTATCATCCGCGCAGATTATATGGGGAGGTAATTATTTCCCTCTTAGGCCGAGTAGGTGTTTTGTGATTTGGGATAAAGGAGAATCGATGTATGGCCGTGATTTTGCCGAATGTGAACTTGCGTGGGTATCGTTTGACAAGTCCGCAAGAATTTACAAGTAAAACCCAAACCAAATTGACCGCATCCATCCAACCCAAAAACCAGTAAAGCTATACAAGTGGCTCCTAACCAACTACGCCAAGCCCGGCCAACGAATACTCGACACCCACCTCGGCAGCGGATCAAGCGCGATTGCGGCACATAATTTCGGCTTTGATTTTGTTGGATGCGAGTTGGACAAAGAATATTATGATGCGGCTGTTCGCAGATTTAACAAGGATACAGCGCAGATAAGCATGTTTTAACACCACCGTCAGTGCTGATGCGTCAAGCGCAACCTCCTTCATCTCCCGCGCCGGATCGGCCTCATCCGAAATCAGCACAGAGGTGATTTTTTGTTTGCAAAACACGATATATTGTGAGATAGTGAAATTGCTGACACGACTTTGACAACCGTGCCGATTAGCAAAAATGTTTTACTCCAAGGAAAATTGACCAATGAAAACAGAGAAGCGACTTGTTGCGGGTGTCACACAAAGAAATGGGGATCAATCCCTCTTGGACTTTGTGCCGCAACAAGTCGCTTTTGTGCGTTTATGGACACCAGAATGACAAGTAAAAAACCAAGGAAAATCCGTGTTCACGATTGGGATAAATGGCAGACCTTCAGAAAAGACAGGGGAACACCTCCTTGGATCAAAATACACCGATGCTTAATGACATGCCAAAAATGGGCAAGCCTGAGCGATGGAGAAAAAGGGCAGCTTGTTTCGATATGGATTGCTGCCGCTGACAACGGCGGAGAGCTTCCGGCTGATCCGATTGTAATAAAAAAGGTTTGCCAACTTGATTCAGAACCAGACATAGAAAAACTTGTTGAATTGCAGCTACTTGATATTAAATGACAACCAGATGACAACCAGATGTCCGCACGCTGCCTGCCGCTTTGACGCACCAGAGAAGAGGAGAGCAGATAAAGGACTTAACAGCAGCGCTAGCCGGAAAGAGATTTATAATGAGACCGCCTAAAAAATACCAGCAACTATCCATCGATCATATCAAGCTTCCATCCGGCCAGGGTTTTATACTGCGCGATTATCAACACAAGCTTGTTGATGGGGTTCGAGATTCGATTGTGTCAGGTAATAGGCGTGTAGTGATGGTGCTGGCCACGGGCGGCGGAAAGACGGCGGCTTTTGCGGAGATAGCAAAACTCGCAGTTGAGAAGGGCAAGAAGGTTCTTTTTTTGGTGAACCGGCGCAATCTTGTACAGCAGACCAGGGAGGCGTTTGCTTTCCATGGTGTGACCGGAACCGGGGTTATAATGGCAGGGCACGAAACAGCGCTCCATGAGCCATTACAGCTCGCCACAATACAAACCTATGGGCGGAGGATCAAACTGGAAGAGGGGGAAACGGTTTTTAATTTTCCCGCCGACTTAATTCTTGTCGATGAAGCGCATTTCAGCGTCAGCCCACAATTTCAGGATGTTCTGGCCCACTACCCGAAAGCAGTGATTGTTGGATGCACGGCAACGCCAATGCGGGGCGATGGTAGAGGTTTGGGGGAAGTGTTTGACGCATTGGTTGACGTTATCGACACGCAAGATTTAACAGACAAAGGGTTTCTCGCCCCGTGCCGATACTTTGCTCCTTCAAAGCCCGACCTTGATAAAATTAAGATCGTGCGCGGCGACTATGAGCAAAAAGAGCTTGAAAAGAGGATGAACCAGGCAAAGCTGGTAGGAGATGTTGTAGAAAACTGGATGCGCCTGGCTGGGGATAGAAAGACAATCGTGTTTGGGGTATCTGTTGCCCACGCAAAAGCCCTTGCTGTGGAGTTTAACCGGAAAGGAATCGCGGCGTACGCTTTGTCTGCTGCCAGCACAGAAGAAAAGAGAGAATATGCCTTCCGTGAAATGGAGCGCGGTAATATTCAGGTAATTACAAACTGTGCCTTGTACCAGTACGGAATGGATGTACCTGATATTTTGTGCGTGGTACTTGCAAGGCCAACCAAAAGCCTTGGGTTGTATCGACAGATGGCTGGGCGTGGCTTGAGGCCGTCACCAGGGAAAGAAATGCTACTGCTTGACCATGGCGGGTGCATTGAGGAAAACGGGTTGCTGACTGATCCTATTGAGTGGAGCCTGGATGGAAAAAAGAAGGCATGGAAAAAGAAAAAGAAAGATGACAAGCCTCGTGAGAAGCGTGATAATATTTGTTCTTCATGCTCCTTATTGTTCACCGGCTCGAATGTTTGCCCTGATTGCGGAAGTGAGGCAAAGAGTTTTGGGAAAAAGGTGGATGTGGTTGATGGAGACCTTGAAGAGATAAAACCCAAGAAGGTCAGTAAGGATGATCGGCGGAGGTTTTACGGTATGTGCTTGTTCTACCAGAGGCAGAAAGGATATTCAGACGGGTGGTGCAGCCATAAGTATAAATCGCGGGTTGGGGTATGGCCTCGCGGGATGAACGATGTTCAGCCAATACAGCCGGACCAAGAATTTATGAACCGCATCCGCCATGAGCAGATAAAATACGCCAAGGCCCAGGAGAAAAGGAATGGCTGATCGTATTGATTACGAAACCGTGAAGTCTAACGCTTGTGGCCGCTGGATCGGAATATATTCTTCTCTCGGAATAGAAGTTGGTGAAGAAGGGAGATATACCACGTGTCCACTTTGCGGAAAAAAAGACAAGTTCAGGATGGACGATAAGGGGCGCGGCCTGTGGGTGTGTGTTTGTGGCGCTGGTGACGGCTGGAAGTTGGTACAGGAAGTGCAGAATATTGGCTTTGTCGCCGCGATGGAGCTTGTGGCCCCAATTATCGGGTCGGTAGAAATCAAAGAGTTAAGGGAGAAAAAAAGCAACTTCACCAAGGAAAAAGCCAGAAAGGTATTTGAGGGGGCGTTCAAGGCTGACCGAGCCAACCCTGTCGGGCTGTACCTCAAAAACAGGGGGATTGATCTCTGCCCGAATACCTTATGGTATCACCCGGCCATGATGGACGAAAAACAGAAACTTCCCGCTATGGTGGCATGTGTTACAACGAAGGCCGGGGAAGTGTCTGCGATGCACCGAACCTTTTTGACGCTTGATGGAAAAAAGGCTAATGTTGATCCGGTAAAAAAGTTGTCTCCGAATATTGTTGGGGTTAAGAACATAAAGGGAGCGGCAATACGGTTGTTCCCCCCGGCGCACAAAGTATTAGGGGTAGCAGAGGGGATAGAAACCGCCCTTGCCTGTTATGGCTTCCACGGAATACCAACATGGGCCACGGTGTCAGCGGTTGGCATGATAGGGTGGGAGCCACCGGAAGGCATCCCGATTAAGAAGGTGTTTATTTTTGGCGACAACGACAAGAGCTTCACCGGGCAATCTGCGGCGTATCAGTTGGCGAAAAAGTTGACGGTGTTGAGAAAGATGGAAGTCGAGGTGCTTATACCGGATGGGGTTGGCACTGATTGGCTGGACGAACTGAACGCAAGAAAACAAGATTTGGCGTAGCCATGAACAAATACAGCGATTTTTCCAGACAAAGAGAGGAAAAGAAGGCGCTGAAAAAATACCGAATGTGCGCAAAGAAAAAAGCATTTGAATCACCAGAAGCTGCGCACCAGAAGGGGCAGAGGTTTTATGCTTGCCCATTCTGCGGGGAATATCACCGGACGAGCCATTTTGTCAACTATGACGCGACATGAACAGAAAGATGAAAATACCAAACAACTTTCACCTTTTAGGGCAAAAAATAACCGTTGTTGTCAATCCTGCCTGCTTCACAGAAAAAGACGGGGTTTATGGCTATGCGTCATACCGGACGAACCAGATACAACTTAGGCCGTCAACGGAAACGCATCCTCTTAACCAGGATCAGCTTGAGCAGACGTTTTACCATGAGTTGATGCACTTTATTTTATACCATGCTGGCTCGGCATATTCTGGTAAGTGCGATTATATGCACCAAGACGAAGGGTTTGTAGATTTGTGCGGATCGTTGCTGCATCAAGCAATGTCCTCTATGGAGCATGTAGAATGAAAACACCACAAGACGTAGGAAAATATCGCCTCGGAATAATCCGCCGATTGCTGGCCGGAGATTTAACCCCGGAACAGGCGGCTTAACGATTGAAGCCAGCCGACCGCGCCCCGGCTGGCGCAGGAAACAACGCGGCGCTTCACGCGGTCGATCTGAGCTGATTGGTTATATTTTATTTTGTTGTGGGTGCAAAATAATACTTGTGGTTGCATTAAAACGGGTGTACATTATATTTAAACGAGGGGCAATAAAGCCCACCACCCAAAAGGAGAACGACCATGAAAACCACCTACACGATTCCCCAGAAGATGAGCAACAGCGGCAGCATCCACGACATCGCCTCTGATAATTTTGACCGTGACATCGTGTTTGCCGCCGGTTGCAAGTACGCGGTTGTTTTGGCCAGCTACTACGGCGGCAAGGGCTACACCACCCACAAGACCGCCGGGGCTGCGATTAAGGCCAGCAACGCCCAGAAAGACTACAGCCGTGAGATCATCGACACTGACGGCAACCGCTACCTGGTTGACTACGACCGGCTGGTCAAGGCATGACAGACGACACCAAGCGGAGCCGGGGAAAACCCCCCGGCTCCCGAAAAATTGACGCCCGCCGGGTGGCCGTAAAGATCCGGTGGACTGAGGCCGAGGTTGAGACGGTAAAAGCGGCGGCAGAACTGGCCGGGGAAGATTTTTCGGCTTTTGTTCGAGCCGCTGCCCTAGCCAGGTGCCGTAAAATATAACGACCAGGGTGAGCAGACCGGGCCAACCAAACTACAATAAAAAACACCGAGCTTCCCCCCGGTCAGCCATGACCGGCGTTGATATGGTTGAATTGCCCAAAGGCGACTACTTGACGGTGATCAGCCGGGGCAAAGAGTTCCACGCCACAAAAGTTGCACGGGCCGTTGTCGCTGGCCAGATTAAAATTGAAGACATTAAGGGGCTTGAAAATGAACGAGAAAACAGCAGGGACCAAAAAAGAGATTGCCGCCAAGATTGCAATTTGGCAAACTATGGCCGGGACTGCAACAACAACGAGATTGACAATGACTGAGTACGTCAAGCAGTTACGGGTTAAAGGTTGGACGGCTCAGGAGTTGGCGAAGCGATGGGGGGTTAGCCCCCGTCGCATCTCTCAAATCGGGGCCGCACCCACCCAAAAAGATTGGGATGCCCTGGCCGGTCTGCCGGAGATGGCCAAGGCATCACCCTGGCCGGTCTGCCGGTGATGGCCAAGGAATCTAACGCCGGAAATAACCGGCGGCTTTAGCCGTCCAGTTGATTGATTTGTTAAGCTATAGGAGGTGTGCCATGGGGCTTTCGTGTTCTTGCCCAGAGTTTGATGGTGACGGATTTTATTACACGATAAAGTCCAAATTGCTGTGCGCAACGCCTATTTACAGGGACGGCAAAGCGATATGGGATCAGGAGTTTTTCTTTCCACTGACCACCAAGAGAACCCGGCGGTGCAAGTCGTGTAACACAAAAGTAAAAGTCGGTGATGATTGCATAGAATTTGAGAGGCATATCAGCACCGAAGGCGATGAGATAAAAGAACGAATCTACGGCGATGAAATGAGGTTGGCATCATGGTTCCACTGCGCAAAATGCGGAGAGCAATACTTGAACCTTGAAGAGCTTGGTTACTGTGTCGATATTACTGAGAATATGCACGACCTTTTGATGGAGTACCGGGAGTTGCACGACACTTCGGAGGTGGCGGCATAACGCTTGAGCTGAGACGCGGGAACCCTAAACAGGAGAGAGTAGATGCCGATTTCATGCCCTGGCCGGTCTGCCGGAGATGGCCAAGGCATCATAACGCTGGAAATAACGGGCGGCTTTAGCCGTCCGAGTTGATTGTTTGGTTGGGCGACGTGCCCTGATGAGGAGAATAGAATGCAGATAGAGAATAAACGTGTTTTGGACCCATGTTGCGGCGGGCGCATGATGTGGCTGGACCGGAAACACCCTGACGTTGTTTTTGGAGACAGGCGCAGCGAAACCATTACCGTAACTGACCGCTCACACGGCAACGCCAGCGGCACCAGAACGCTGCGGATTGAGCCAGACACGCTGATTGACTTCCGTGATCTGCCGTACCCGGACGGGTTTTTCAAACTGGTAGCATTTGACCCGCCGCATGTGTTACGGGCTGGTCCGCGTTCGTGGCTGGCTGCAAAATACGGGAAACTCTCCGATACCTGGCAGGAAGACCTGAACCTCGGCTTCGCCGAGTGCTTCCGTGTGCTGGATAACGATGGCGTGTTGGTTTTCAAATGGAACGAAACACAGATTAAAGTCGGCGAGGTGCTGGCACTTACACCCGTACAACCGCTGTTTGGGCATATTTCGGGCAGAAAGGGGTTGACGCACTGGTTGGTTTTCATGAAGCCCAACGACTAGGGTGAGCCGACCGGGCCGCCCAAACGTGAACAAAAAACGCCGAGCTTCCCCCGGTCGGCTCTACCCGCTTGTTAAGCAAGCGAACCACGGAGCTAAATGAAACCACGGATTCTTGACCTATTTTGCGGGGCCGGTGGCGCTGGCATGGGCTACCACTTGGCCGGGTTTGAGGTGGTGGGGGTTGATATAAATCCGCAACCGCGATACCCGTTTGAGTTCCACCAGGGCGACGCACTGGTATACCTGCGGGAACACGGACACGAATTTGATGCGATACACTCCAGCCCGCCCTGCCAGGCCCATAGCTCACTGACTGCGCTGACCAGCACAAAGACCCATTGTGACATGATACCGGCCACGAGGTGGGAGCTTACCCGCACAGGCAAAGCGTGGGTAATAGAGAATGTCCCAGGCGCACCGCTGGTTTCTCCGGTGCAGGTATGCGGTACGGCGTTTGGGCTGAAGGTGGCGCGGCACAGGATGTTTGAAAGCAATGTGGCGCTCACCGGCACCGGGGCTTGCTCGCACAAGGGGAAAGAGCTTTACACGGTGCTGACGAAATCATGCCGAGTAATAGGTGACATGCGCGGGCCGTCCAGCCACCAGACCGGAAAAGCGGCGATGGGCGTGGACTGGATGACTCAAATGGAACTGGGGGAGGCCATACCACCGGCCTATACTGAATTTTTAGGATTGCAGCTTCGGGCGGCACTGATGCTTTCCCGAGCTGCATAACGTGTAGTTGAGCGGCTGCGCTTTATGCAGTCCGCTCGAACGTAGGGTTCGACCATACTTTAATCGGAGAGAGATATGAAAGTTTATCAAGTGGTATATGAGCATGACGGTGAAATAACTGCTGAACCAGGCAAGCAGTCAATCGAAATAAACCGCGTGACAGTGCGATACGCGGCAGAACACATTGCCGAAGTGTGGGAAGCAATCGAATGGTTACGCAATGACGAAGAACAAACAATTATTGCCATAATCGAAGAGGCCCCTGCTATAATCATGTTGGGGTCGAACCATTGATTATCAGGTAAATTTGCCCTGATAAGTTGATAATTACATCCTATTGGGGGGGAAGGGATAAAAATGAAAATAATCCTACCATGGCCGCCGAAAGAATTAAGCCCGAACGCCCGTGTCCATTGGTCAAAGCGAGCGAAATTTGCGAAACTGTACCGGCAAACGTGCATGGTTATCACCAGGGCAACCGGGGAAAAGGCTGATTGGGATGGAGATATTCATTTGTTTATTGACATGTATCCTCCCGACCGGCGGCGCAGGGATTGGGATAACTGTGTCTCGTCACTCAAGGCAGCCATGGATGGGGTCGCTGATGCCCTGGGCGTAAACGATAGACGTTTTAGGGTTCATCCAGTTTTAAGCCAAGAAGTTAGGCCAGGGGGGCAAGTGGTGGTGAAGATTTGCAGTTATCATGGAGGAGAGAAATGAGCGAACACGATCCACACGGGATAGACCCACATGCACCAGGGGCTAAGCTGGACGCGGGAAAGATTATGGCCGGTGTTTTGGAGGATTTTGCCCTTGCCCTTCTTGCGGTGGCAGAGGTCGGGACACACGGGGCGCAGAAATACAGCCGGGGTGGGTGGCAATCGGTACCGAACGGGGAGGAACGATATACGGACGCTGGGTGGAGACATGCGCTCAAGGGCAGACATGAGGAAAGAGACCAAGATTCCGGGCTGCTGCACGACGCACACAAAGCGTGGAACGTCCTTGCTGCGCTGGAGTTGAAATTAAGGGGGGAGAAATGAAAGCAATAAAAAAAGCAGTGTGTTACAAGCGCGGACAGCGCAAGCCAGAGCGGATAGAAAGAAGAGAATATACCTGCGAAACTGGCGACCGGGTTTTGTGCCAAGGAAAAGAAATCATGGTACAGGAAGTGATTGAGGATGGAAGCGAGGCGCACCATGATTGCGGGATAGATTGGGATGGGCTGATAGAGTTGGTGCGGGAACGCATGTTATCCGGGCCGCTTACGATCCTTTGCAAAGAATGTCACGACGCAGAACATGAAGAACCTTGAGGCAACATTGTGTCGAGACTGGATGATATTTTGGAGATTATTGGGGTTATGACAAAAAACGACACAACCACTTGACACTGACACAATTTGTCTGTATGATGAGAATATAGCCTATTCTCTAGGGGACAACATGCAGGCAAGGCGGTGTCAGCAATGCAATTCGATTTTCTCCCGATACAACACGCAGCCTGTGTGTTTCCGCCACGACTCGCATCCAGATTTTCTTTTGTACATCGACACAATACCAGTACACGACACAACCACCTGTTCCAGCCGAACCAATCAAGGGCTTGAGCAGGTTTTTTTTGACTATTACGGGACGGTTGAATAATGGCACAGAATATGTTTAGCCCAGGGCAGACAGCAACGACCGAAGCATATCGCGACAACTACGAGCGCATTTTCGCAAGGCAAGAGCAGCCGGAAGAGGACAAGGAAGACTTGTCTTATCTAGCCGATCCGTATTTAAACGAGGGAAGGAACTAATATGGCAGTCGGCAGGCCCATGAAGTTTAAGACCGTAAAGGAACTGAAAGATAAGTGTGACGCTTTCTTTGCGCAGCGTGAGGCGGAAGGGAAACCGTACACAATCACGGGCCTTGCTCTTGCTCTTGGGACAACTCGCGAAACCCTTTGCGACTACGGAGAGAAGGACGACTATTCTGACACCATAAAAGAAGCGAAGGCCAAATGCCAGGATTATGCAGAGCAACGCCTCTATATGGGCGGCCAAGCAGCGGGGCCGATATTTGCGTTGAAGAACTTCGGGTGGAGCGACAAGCAGGAGATAGATCATACCGGCAAAGTTTCGCTCAGTTTTACGTCAGACGACGAGAAGTGTCTGTGAAATGTAGTAATTTAACAGAAAGATTAATCCAGCTATATCAACAAAAAATGGCATACTCTCACAGGGTAGACAAAATAAAAGCGGTTAGGCATTGGAACTGACAGCCAAACAAAAACAAGCGGTCCAGCTTATGGGCGGAAGCGAAACCCACGACTTACTATTTGGTGGAAGCCGGAGCGGGAAAACGTTTCTTATCACGCGGACGCTGGTACTTCGCGCACTGGCCGCCTCTGGTTCTCGACACGCAGTTCTTCGCTATCGATTCAACCACGTTAAAAGCGCAGTTGTCCTTGACACCTTCCCCAAGGTGATGACTCTGTGCTTCCCCGGCGTAACCGCGCACGTTGACAAAACCGACTGGTACGCAGAGTTCCCCAACAAGAGCCAGATATGGTTCGGCGGGCTTGACGACAAGGAGCGCACCGAGAAGATTCTGGGGCAAGAATATGCCTCAATCTTCCTGAACGAGTGCAGCCAGATTCCGTACAGCTCCCGCAATTTGGCTATCACCCGCCTTGCACAACGTGCAGAGCGCGACGATGGCAAAGGCCCGTTGCGGCTGAAGATGTACTATGATTGCAACCCACCTTCCCAAGCGCATTGGACATACCAGTTATTTGTGAAGGGCAGAGACCCGCAAGACAAGCAGCCTATAGCGGCCAGCAACTACGCAAGCACGGTGATGAACCCCACGGATAACATCGACAACCTCCCTGCCGAATACCTAGCGACCCTTGAATCACTCCCAGCAAGACTCCGCACTCGCTTTCTTGAGGGGCGTTTCCTTGATGACACCGTAGGCGCATTGTGGACCATTGAAGGTATTGAGACCTGGCGCAAGGTGAACAAGCTACCCGATATGCAGCGTATCGTTGTTGCGGTTGACCCTTCTGGATCAGAAAATAAGGACAACGCAGATAATGACGCTATCGGCATCATCGTGGCCGGTCTTGGCGTTGATGGTAACGGGTATGTGCTTGAGGACTTGACCTGTAAGGCTGGACCGGCAGTGTGGGGCAAGATCGTCACGACTGCTTACGAGCGGCACAGCGCAGATAAGGTGGTCGGTGAAAAGAACTACGGCGGGGCAATGGTCGAGCATGTGATCCAGACAGCAAGACGCAATACCCCGTACAAAGGGGTTACGGCCACTAGGGGTAAGGTTATCCGGGCCGAGCCTATTGGTGCATTGGCAGAGAAAGGCAGGATCAGGCACGGCGGTTACTTCCCCGATCTTGAGGATGAGCTGTGCGCCATGACCACCAAGGGGTATATGGGCGAATCCTCACCTAACCGTGCGGACGCTTACGTTTGGGCGTTCACCGAGTTGTTTGGTGAGATTGTCAACGGTAAAAATAACTCATTTTTCGATCAATCATTGAACGTCAACAGGGGGTACATAGTCTAATGCCACGTCCAAAGAAGAAAGTAGAGGTTGTTGAGCCTGTTGTGTCGGGTTTTGATGCAGGGTTGGAAGATCAGACCGTTGTGTTTGTCGATGAGTCTAAAAACATAGAGCAGGCACACATGAACGACCTTGCCGCCCGTATCTTCGATGGCCAAAGCCCAGACTTGCCCCTAAACGAGCGGGTGCGCCGGATCAAGAACGCGGTAATCGAAAGGGGTTGGGAGTCTTTGCTGCCCCTGCTTATTATCCCAGCCAAGGGCTTTGAGAGATACCTGTGAGAGAGCAAGAGCTTGTCGCAATAATCAAGACTCAACGGGCCAATTCTTTAGGGGTTGACGCTGGCGATCTATCGGCGCAACGGGCGACCGCGCTTGACCATTACCACGGGAGACCATACGGAAATGAGCAGGATGGGCGGTCTCAGGTTGTCAGTAAGGACTTGTCAGAGGCTGTCGATTGGGCTATGCCTGCCATTATGCGGGTATTTACTGCTAGTGACAACATTGCAGAGTTTATTCCGGTTGGCCCAGAGGATGAGGCGCTAGCAGAGCAGGAGAGCGATTACACCAACAAAGTGATTATGCAGGACAACGACGGATGGTTGTTGCTGCATGACGCTTGTAAGGACGCGCTCATACTCAAGAACGGCTATGTCAAGTACTGGTGGGACACCTCAGAGAAGATCGAGGAAGAAGAATACTCCGGAATCACCCTGGAAGAGTTGGTCAAGATTTCCTCCGACCTTGAGGCCAACGGGTCTGATATTAAGATCGTGGCCCAGGAAGAAAAGGTCATTGACATGGGTGGTGTGCCTGTGTCGCTGTTCGATATAAAGATCAAGGTAACTACTAAGACCGGAAAATGTATCATTCAGGCGGTGCCATCGGAAGAGGTCAGGGTATCAAAGCGGTGTCGGGGGTCACTACAGGATTCTCCATTTACTGAACACGTTACCGTAAAGACCCGCTCAGACCTAATCGAGATGGGGATGCCGAAAGACTTTGTTTCTAAGCTGGCCTCTCTTGCCGGGGAGCGGAACGACGAACAGGTACACGCCCGTGACTCGGTTGACGATGAGAGCGGCGACTATGGCGCGTCCTCTGGTGATAAGTCACAAGATGAAATAGAGTTTTGTGAGGCGTATATCAAGGTCGATTGGGACGGCGACGGGATTGCAGAGCTTCGCAAAGTGGTGACTGTCTCTGACAAAATCCCCCCCGGAGAAGAGTGGAACGAGGTCATTCCAGCCGTGCCGCTTACCTCTTTCATGCCTAAACGAATCCCTCATCGGCATGTAGGGGAGTCTTTGGATGATGATCTAGCCGACCTGCAAGAGATCAAGACGATTCTTTCCCGGCAAATGCTGGATAACATTTACTTGACAAATAACAATCAATGGATTGTCAACGAACGGGTAAACCTAAAGGACTTCTTGCAGTCCTTCCCCGGCGGCGTGAAGCGTGTTTCTGGTCAAGAGCCTGTGTCTGGAAGCGTTGAGCCGGTAATGGCCGTGCCGATTGTAGGGCAGATACTTCCGGTTATTGACTATATCGACAATCTCAAGGAGTCCCGCACCGGAATAAGCAAGGCCACATCAGGGCTTGATCCTGATTCCCTGCGTGACAGCACAAAGGGCGCGTTCCTTGAGAACTTGAACAGGGCCAGCCAGAAAATAGAGATGATAGCGCGGATGCTGGCCGAGACAGGGGTGAAAGAGCTTGTCCGACAGGTGCATGGTGTTTTGCTTCGGTATCAGGACAAGGATCGCATTATCAAACTGCGTGGCCAATATGTTTCCGTTAACCCCAGAGAATGGAAAGAGCGCAACGATCTGGTGGTAAAGGTTGGGATCGGCACCGGAAACGAGCAGGAGAAACGGGAAAAGTTGATGCTGATGGTTCAGGCGCAGGAGAAGCTCGCCGGGCTTGGCTTGGTAGGTCCTCAACATGGGTATGCCTTGTTCACAGATATTGCCAAAAACCTCGGCTTTGAGCTGCCCGAAAAGTACGCATTCGACCCATCTTCTCCGGAGTTCCAGCAATTTCAGCAGAGCCAGGGACAGCCGAGCAACCCGCTAGCTGAGGCCGAGCAGGTCAAGGGCCAGTACGTCATCCAGAAAGCGCAGATTGACCAAGAAGCGAAGATAAAGAGTGACGTTCTTAACGCCGAGGCCAAGAATCGAGAGGCGGCTATTGACGCAGAATTGCGCAGAGACGAAATGACCATCCAGGCAAATTTGGAAATGGAGAAAACCATTGCCACTTTATCCCTTGAGCGTGAGATAGGTCTTGCGAAGATGAACTTGGAAGCTTATTTGGCCTCTGTTCAGCAGCCGGGTGTAGAAGTGCCGGAAGGTCCGGGGATTTCGGATATCATAAACCAGTTGGGCGCACAGACGCAGGCTATTATAGACACACTGAGCCGCCCGAAAACCGTAGTTTATGGCCCTAACGGTCGAGATAGTGGCGTGGCATAGGGGTAATATGTATAAATCAGAGATTTTCAAGGCTACGGATGCGAAGGCGTTGCTCGACAACCCTATTTTCAAAGATGCCTTTGTGAAGGTTGGCGAATATCTGGAAGCGCAAGCCTTGTCTTGCGACCCCAACGACCAGGGCAAGGCGCAGCGGGTTATTGTAGCCAAGCAGATTCTCGCCGGGATCAAGCGTGAGATTACAAAAATGGTTGATGATGGCGATATTGCACAGATAAGGATGGATGAGGTCGAGCAGCGCAGAGGTTTAAAGCGGTTTATCAGATAACAAAAGGAGCAGCACAATGTCAGAGGAAAACGGGAACCCTACCGGAAACGGCGCAAGTACCATCGAGCGGTTGGAAAACTACCTTACAGCACAGGAAGCACCAGCCAAAGAAGAACCCGCAGCGGAGCAAGCCCCTGTTGTGGAAGATCAGGACGTAAAAGCCGAGGTTGAACCCGAAGCAAAAGATGATGGCGCAGGGGTAGAAGGGCCGCAGATCACCACCGACGATCTTTCCGCGCTTCTTGGTGTCGAGGCTAGCATGTTCGACGCTGACGAAGAGGGAAACGTAGTAATCAAGACTAAAATCGACGGGAAGGAAGGATCAGCCAAGCTCAATGACATTCTGGCCGCCTACCAATTGCGGGGGCATGTAGACAACCAGAGCCGGGAAGTTGCAGAGAAGAAGAAAGCACTTGACGCGCAGGCCGTAGAGTTGCAGCAGCGGGCCGAGGCGAAACTGCAAGAGGTTGAAGACATTGGCACCCTTGCCCACCAAGAGTTAATGCGCGAGTTTCAGGCAATCAACTGGCAGGAATTGAGGCAGTACGAACCCGCAGAGTATGCGGCAAAGCTGGCCGATTTTCAGATACGCCAGGGCAACCTGAATGCCTCAATGCAAAAGGTGCAGGCAGAGCGGCAGAAGATCGCAGAGCAGAATCAGGCACAGGAGCAAACCCTTATGGCGTCGGAAGCGGCCAAGATGCGGTCGCATATTCCTGGCTGGTCAGATGAAGCGGTTGCTGCGAAAGAGTGGGCAGAACTAGAGGCCCATGTACAGAAAGACCTTGCAGCGTGGGGTGAACAGCCGGAAAGCCTGAATGTAATCAAAAAGGCGTTTCATATTAATCTGCTACGCAAGGCGATGTTGTATGACAAGATGATGGACAGCAAGGCCGGGGTCGAGAAGAAGGTAAGAATCGCGCCGAAACTCGTTAAGCCAGGACAGGCACCATCAGCGCAGGATGGAAAGAACAGGGAATTTAACAATCTACGATCAACCATAAAAAAATCAGGCGGTAAGCAGGGTATCAGAGAATACCTGATTGCCGCCGGTAAAGTTTAGGAGCAACAACCATGGCACAGCCAGCAGATACTTTTTCGAGTTATGATGCAATCGGCAATCGGGAAGACCTTTCCGATATCATCTATGACATTTCTCCGACAGACACCCCGTTTCTGTCTGCCATTCCTCGTAGCCCAGCTACCGGGACCAAGCATGAGTGGCAGAAGGACAGCCTGACCGCTGCTTCTGACACCAACTTCGCAATTGAGGGTGACGACGCAACCACGGATGCAAGCGCAGCCACTACCCGCATTTACAACTACCGGGCTATCTCAGACAAGGTTTCCCGCGTAACCGGAACCCAGGAGGCAGTTTCCAAGGCTGGCCGGAAGTCTGAAATGGCCTACCAGATGGAAAAACGCATGAAGGAGTTGAAGCGGGATGTTGAAAAAATCCTGCTTGCCAACAACGCCTATGTAGTCGGAAACGATACCCTTGCCTCTGAGTGTGCCGGGGCGCAGGCATGGATCAGGACCAACGTTGATAAGGCCAGCGACGCAACCCTGCCCACGGGTGACGGGTCCGACATTCATACCGACGGCACGCCCAGAGCGTTGCAAGAGTCGTTTGTAGAAACTGCCCTTGCCTCTGCATGGACCAACGGCGGCAACCCGACCATGGGCGTACTGAATGCCTTCCAGAAACGTAAGTTTGCTACCTTCTCCGGGTCTGGCACCACGACCCGCGATGCAGATACCAAGAAAGTTATCAACACCGTGGACGTTTACATTGACCCGCTCGGCAATGAAGTGACCCTTGCTCCTTGCCGTCAGTGTCCGACCGATGTTGTGTACTTCTTCGACCCTGAATATGTAAAATTCGCGGTTTTGCGCGATTTTCATACCATCCAGCTTGCCAAGACCGGCGACAGTGAGCGGAAGCAGATTTTGGTCGAGTACACCGAAGA